TTGGCCGTGTTGGTGAGCAGTACGCCGAGCGCAAGGTGCCCGAGATCATGGCCCAAGGTGGCCGCCCAGCCCAATTGTTGTCTGACTTGGCCCGTGGTACAAAAAGCAAGATTTTTATTGGCCCAGAGGCCAAGACGTGGGACCAAAAAGCCGCAATCAAAGCCGCCAACATGGAGCGCAAAGGCGCAACACCCGCTGAGATTTGGGCCGAGACTGGAACCGCCAGAGGCCCAGACAAGATGTGGAAGCAAGAGATTAGCGACAAGGCGTCAGAATACGACCCCGGGTCTTTGGAAGACTTGAGGGCGCTGGACAATTTTGACTACATGAAGCATACCCAGCCACTTGGCGGGACTTTGGAGCACAAAGAACTTTATGCAGCTTACCCAGATTTAGCCGATATGCCTGTTAGGTTTTCACCTAAAGACAAGATGCAAGATGCTTATGCCTCTTATTCCCCCAAAGATAATCGAATGACTTTAAGCGATGTTTTGTCCCCTAAGAAGGCGCGGAGCAGCTCTTTGCATGAAATCCAACACGCAATTCAAGAGCGTGAACGATTTGGGGTGGGTGGCAACGCCCGTGATTTTGCCCGTATGAAGGGCGAAGCCGAGACAAAAATTGTTGATTTAAACCAGCAAATGATTGCCGTTGTTCGACAAATGGACAATCCCGCAACGTCAGCGGCGCAAAAGGCAGAACTTAAAAGCCAGTACGATGCACTGATGAGCCAGCGGAATGCTCTTGTCCCAGCGGCGCAAATTGACCCCAAAAATGCTTATGCTCATTTGATGGGAGAGGCAGAGGCTCGATTGACTCAGCGCCGAATGGACTTAGGCCCGCGTCAGCGCCGCCAAAACTTCCCTTTCCAATATACCGGCCAGACCGGATTTGGTTTTGACGTTGAGCCATCCAAAATGATCAAGATGACGCCTGAGGGAACAATCCTTGAGCGTGGATTGTTGGGCAAAGACCCAATGGAAATCCTCTTGCAGTCCCGCCAGAAATAAGCCTTTGTTCACTGTTTACAAATCCATTTTTACGCAAGAGTTTGGAAACGGTTTATCATTGGCCATCAGGAACTTATGGATTGATTCAATCATATGGCCGCACCAATTGGAAATAGTAATGCCGCAAAAGGCAGAATGTTCTACGACAAGCTGAGAAAATGCTTGGTTCAACACCCAGAGCGTCTCGACAGAATCGTGGACCAGCTTGTGACTCAGGCCGAGCTTGGCGAGTCATGGGCAGTCAAAGAGATCATTGACCGTTTAGACGGCAAAGCTGTTCAGGTACTAGAGAACGGCGATGGCAGCCCGCTGTTGGCCGGTATCAACGTCACCTTTGTCCGACCCGCTGATGAGTGAGAACGCCTCACCGGAGCAGCTTCAGCAAGCTGTCGCCAAAGCTGAGTTTCCCATCAAGCTCAGATGCCTGTTCGAACCCAAGCGGTACAAAGTCCTGTACGGTGGCCGCGGTGGTGCTAAGTCGTGGGGTGTTGCTCGTGCGCTGCTGATCTTGGGCGCTAAGTCAACCATTCGCATCCTGTGCGCCCGTGAGTTTCAGGTCTCCATCAAGGATTCGGTCCATAAGCTGCTGACCGACCAGATCGAAGCGCTTGGGATGCAGTCCTTCTATGAGATCACCCAGACCAGCATCCGCGGCATGAACGGCTCGGAGTTTGCATTCATTGGCCTAAAGAACAACATCACCAACGTGAAGTCGTTTGAGGGCGTGGACATCTGCTGGGTCGAGGAAGCCCAGACCGTCTCCAAGACCTCGTGGAACGTCCTGATCCCCACCATCCGCAAGGACAATTCGGAAATCTGGATCACGTTCAACCCTGAGCTGGAGACTGACGACACTTACCAGCGATTCGTGATCAGCCCGCCATCCAACTCTGTGGTGCAAAAAATCACCTGGCGCGACAACCCTTGGTTTCCCCAAACCCTACGGGAAGAGAAGGACACCCTGCAAGTTCGCGACCAAGAGGCTTACAACACGGTCTGGGAGGGTTTGTGTCGCAAGACCGTGGACGGCGCTGTGTTCGCCCACGAGATGACGATGGCCGATCTGGAGAACCGGATCACCCGCGTCCCCTACGATCCGATCAAACCCGTCCATGCGGTGTTCGACTTGGGCTGGTCTGACAACACCTCAATCTGGTTCGTCCAGTTCATTGGGTTTGAGATACGGCTGGTGCGCTACCTTGAGGACAGCCAAAAGACCATGACTTGGTACATGGCCGAGATGCAGAAGTTTGGGTATGTGTTTGATACCCTCTGGCTGCCCCATGACGCCGAGAACTCGACACTGGCCGCCTCTGGCCGGTCCATCGCTGACATTGTGCGGGCTGCGGGTTACAAGGTCCAAATCCTGCCCCGAGTGCCGGTGGCCGACTCAATCAACGCCGCCCGATCTATGTTCAACAAGTGTTATTTTGACCGCGAAAACACCCATCAGGGACTACAATGCCTGAGACACTACCGGTATGATGTGGACCCAGACACAAAACAGTTCTCCAAAACGCCTCTGCACGACATCTATTCGCATGGCGCAGACGCGTTTCGGTACATTGGCTTGGCAGTAAGTGAACCCCGTAAGCCGGTAGCAAAGCGGGGTGACTTACAGTCGGCTGGATCATGGATGGGGTGATTATGAGCAACGACCAGCGCATACAAGATGCACAGAAATTTCTGCGGTTCGCCAATGATGCGGACTCGTACAACCGACAAGAGGCGCTGGACGACCTGAAGTTTTCGTCAGGCGACCAATGGCCGGTTGAGGTGCAGAACTCCCGCAACCTTGAGGCGCGGCCATGCCTGACCATCAACAAGCTGGACGGGTTTATCCGTCAGGTCTGCAACCAGCAGCGACAGGCCCGACCACGCATGAAGGCCCACAGCATGAACTCGGCGGCCAACGCCAAGGTTGCTGACATCCTGACCGGCATCTTTAAGCACATCGAAGTCAACTCTGACGCCGATGCCGCCTATGACACCGCCTTTGAGTTTGCTGTGCGCATGGGCTGGGGCTACTGGCGTGTGGTCACCGACTACGTGCGGGACGACTCATTCGACCAAGAAATCTACATCAAGCCCATCTCCAACCCGTTCACGGTCTACTTTGACCCGAACTCGCAGATGCCTGATGGTTCGGACGCTGAGACCTGCCTGATCACCGAGGTGATGAGCAAAAAGGACTTCCGCGCCCAATACCCCAACGCTGACGATGGCGGCAACTTCAACAACCGCGGCACCGGTGACGCTGATGCCGACTGGATCATGAAGGAAGACATCCGCATCGCTGAGTGGTGGTTCACCGAGCGCGTGAAGACCAAGCTGTTGCTGTTGTCTGACGGCACACAGGTGTTCAAGGACGAAGCCCCCAGCGCCGAACTGATGGCCGCTGCTGGCGTCTTTGTCGTCTCTGAGCGCGACACTGTGCGCAAGCTGATCAAATGGTGCAAGCTGACCGGTCTGGAAGTGCTGGAAGAGTCCACATGGATGGGCAAGCACATCCCCATTGTGCCGGTCTATGGCCAGCAGATCACCATTGACGACAAGCGCAAGAAATACGGTCTGGTTCGCATGGCCAAAGACCCACAGCGGATGTACAACTACTGGCGCACCGCCCTAACCGAGTCTGTTGCTCTGGCGCCAAAGGCCAAATGGCTGCTGGCTGAGGGCCAAGACGAGGGCCACGAGAACGAATGGGCACAGGCCAACATCAAGGCTGCGCCCGTCTTGCGTTACAAGCAGAAAGACATTGAAGGCCAACCAGCGCCCGTGCCTACTCGCTTGCAACCCGAAGCGCCTCCAGCCGGTATCGTTGAGGCCACCAGCGCCATCAACAACGACCTTCAAACCGTGGTGGGCATATTTGATGCCAACCAGTTCGCACAGGGCAATCAATCTGGCAAAGCCATCCGTGGCCAGCAGATGCAGATTGACATGACGAACTACCACTATTACGACAACTTGACCCGTTCGCTCAAGCAAACTGGCCGCATTATCTTGGACCTGATCCCCAAGATTTACGACAAAGAGCGCGTTATGCGCATCATTGGGTACGACAACCGCCCAGAGATGGTGACCATCAACCAGCGCCAAGTGGACGAGTCGGGCGCCGAAAAAATCCTCAACGATGTGACCGTGGGCGAGTACGACGTCTATATGGACACCGGCCCAGGCTATCAGTCCAAGCGCCAAGAGGCTGTCGAGTCCATGATCCCGCTGCTGCAAGCCAACCCTGAGCTGTTCCAAGCCGCTGGTGACTTGGTGTTCCGCAACATGGACTTTCCTGGCGCTGATGTGATTGCTGACCGTTTGGCCGCCATGAACCCGATGGCCAAGATTGACGAGAAGTCGGACGTCCCACCACAGGCGCAGATGCAGCTCATGATGAGTCAGAAGCAGATCGCCGACCTCCAACAGCAGATTGCCGCCCTGACGCTGAACTTACAGCACCAGTCGGACGTGCAGAAAATGAAGGAAGAGGGCCAGAACCGCCGCAAGCTGATGGACGTCACATCGCGGGCTTACAACACCGAGACCATCAACGAGGCACGGGTCAATCAGAACATCATGAAGGCCACCACGGACAGCAACAAGTCTGAGCTGGACGCCATCACCAAGCTGTTGCTCAAGGGCATGGACTCACGGGCACTGCAAGGCGAGATCGCCCGCAGAGACAGCGAACTCAATGCGATGGCCTCGTTCTCCGAACAGGAAGTCCACCAAACTGACAGCCCATTCCTGCGCCAAGAGATGGCGATGGCCGAGGCGCCGATGCAATCCGCACAGATGCCTGAGATTGACGACCAGATGCTGGCCCAACTGCAAGCGCAAGCCATGCAGCAGCAAGGTCTCCAGCAGCCAGCAGTGCCAGGCGTCCCTATGGGACCACGTTGACAATTTTGAAGAAACAGTTTCTAATCTCGTAAACCTACCGATGGGTCCATCGGGTAAATCCTTGGAGTAAATCCATGTCAGAAGAAGTCGTCCAAGAGCAACCTCGAAAACAGGCTGCCAACTTGGTAACTAGCGAAAATTTGGCCGATTTCCATGCAAAGAAACTTGGTTTAGCCACGCCAAATGCCCCAACTGAGGCCGCACAAGCGGAGCCGGTGGAGCAAAGCGGGAGTGAACCGGCTGCAGAAAATGAGGCTGCGACAGGTGAAAAGAAGCACAACCCAAAACTCGAAAAGCGGTTTTCGGAACTGACCAAGCATCGAGACGAAGCTCGCCAAGAGGCCGAGCGCGAACGTCAAGCTCGTGAGGCTGTTGAAGCCAAGCTGCGTGATTTGGAGGCCAAGGCAAGTCCACAAAAATCGGATGAGCCAGACCCCAAACCAAATCCAGCCCAATTCAACGATGCCCTTGAGTATGCTGAAGCTCTGGCCGAATGGACGACTGATAGACGGATGCGCGAGCGAGATCAGGCAGAACTGGCACGGAAAGCACAAGAGGAACAGTCGCGTATGCGACAAGAGTTCCAAAAGCGTCTTGATGTGGCAAAACAGGGAATGCCAGATTACGAGGAGATGATTGCGTCAAGTGACGTATCGGTGTCACAGCCGGTCACGGATGCCATCATTGAGAGTGATGTGGGACCGCAAGTCCTGTATTACTTGGCCGAGAATCCTGATTTCACCCGAGCATTGGCTGAGAAGTCGATCACCGCACAATTGCGAGCGATTGGGCGTTTGGAGGCTAAATTTGAGAAATCAGAGGCAGCACCCAAGCCGAGCATCAAAGAACCTGTTGCGAAGAGATCAAATGCTCCCGCGCCGATCAACCCATTACGGGCGGCCAGTAATGCCAGCGACATCACGTTGGATGCTGACCGTGCGTTTCACGGCACCTACCAGCAGTGGAAATCTGCAAGGTCCGCTGGGAAAATTCGGTAACGGATTAACTTTCAATTTTTGGAGAAATCATCATGGCAAACAACTTGCTTACCATCTCCATGATCACCAACGAAGCGTTGATGGTCTTGGAAAACGAATTGACATTCACCAGCCGCGTAGATCGCAACTATGACGACCAGTTTGCTCTGGTTGGCGCCAAGATCGGTAACACGGTCAACGTCCGTCGTCCTGGCCGCTTTATCGGTACTTCTGGCCCTGCGCTGAACGTGGAAGACTTCAACGAGACTTCCTCGCCAGTTACCTTGTCCACCCAGTTCCACGTTGACACCCAGTTCACGACCCAAGACTTGAGCTTGTCTTTGGATATGTTCTCGGATCGCGTGTTGAAGCCCGCTATTGCCGCAATCGCCAACAAGATTGACTTTGACGGCACCACGATGGCTGTCCGCAGCACCGCCAACACCGTTGGTACTGCTGGTGTCGTGCCTTCTGACATCGCTACGTTCCTGACCGCACAGGCTTACCTGGACGGCGAAGGTTCGCCCCGCGATGGCAAGCGTTCTTGCGTTGTCGATCCTTTCACCGGCGCCAGCATCGTTGGTTCGTTGAAGGGCTTGTTCAACCCCAATGGCGCCATCTCGCAGCAATACGAGAAGGGCTTGATGGGCAAGGACACCATCGGCATGAACTGGTACATGGACCAGAACGTTGTGTCACACACCTACGGTTCTTACAGCACCGCAACCTTGGCCACCAACACCAGCACCTTCACCGGTTCGCTGACCACTGGCTGGGCTTCTTCCTCGACCATCACCATCGCTGCTGCGACTGCTAACGCCACGCTGAATGCTGGCGATACCATCCAGATCGCCGGTGTGTTCGCGGTTAACCCCCAGAACCGTCAGCCCTACGGTGGCAACGTGCTGCGCAACTTTGTTGTGACCGCGCCCGTGACCATCACCTCGGGTGGCACTGCATCGGTGACTGTTTCCCCCGCGATCATCACTGCTGGTCAGTTCCAGAACGTGTCCGTCTTGGCCACCTCCGGCACTGCTGTCGTGACCCCGTTCAACAAGACCGGTGTTGTGTCTCCGCAGAACATGGTATTCCACCGCAACGCCTTCACCTTGGCCACCGCTGACTTGGAATTGCCTGATGGCGTCCATTTCGCTGGTCGTGCCTCGGACAAGGACAACGGTCTGTCGATTCGTGTGGTGCGTCAATACACCATCAACAACGACTCGATCCCGACCCGTCTGGATGTGTTGTACGGTTGGGCACCTTTGTACCCCGAACTCGCTTGCCGCGTTGCGGCTTAACTAGGAAAGGAACTGAATCATGGCAAACCCAGGACCAGCATCAACCCAATCGACCAACTACCTGTTCAATGGCGACTCTACCGATGGCATTCAGCTTGCCGGTGCAGCCACTGACTTGTTGGCATTCCACGGCGCAACCCCTGTTGATCAGGCCGGTGCAATCACCAACCTTGGCAACTCTGCCTCGGGTACGGAAATTGCCACCGCTGTCAACGCGATCTTGGTTGCGTTGCGCGAAAAGGGTCTGATTGCGACTTAACACCGCATGACGATCTGATTAGGCCATCCTCAAAAGGGGTGGCCTTTTTTCGTTTTTCTGGTGTAAAAACTGGAAAACATAGGATAATTTGACCAGCCAACTCAAGAGGAAAATCATGGACTCGATCAAACTTTTAAGCCCAACCTTTGCGCTTGACCTCACCAGCACGGCCACCGCATCTGGCTTGCAATTGGTGACCAACACACCAACCCGCGCATACCGTGTAGCCGTCATCAACACCGGCAGCGGCACCGCGGCCATCACGTTTGGCACCACTGCTTCCAACATGGCTGTGCCTGTCGTGCCCACCACCGGCACTGGCGCGGCTTACGTTCTGCCACCCAATATGCTGTATCCAATCGTCATTGATTGCGGTTCGCCCAGCGTGTTCGTCAAGGGCGTTTCAACCGGTACAAACACCATTTACATGACGCTGGTGGCCACAGAATAAGGAATCGCCATGTCGAACGACACCGCCAAGACCGTCACGACCAACATCGTGCCGGTGCAGGGCACCTTTGAGCCTCTGCCGCCTTACAAGTGCATTAACCTCATTGGCCCTGCTGGGACGCCATTCTTTGCGCCTGTAAACCCTGATCTGGATGGGGTGTCGATTACAAACTCGACCATTAACTCCACGACCATTGGGCAGACTGTCCCCGCGGTGGCGCAGTTCACCACGGCCAGCTCGCAGAACCAGCCGGTGGGCAACAACGACCTGACCACCAAGCTGTATGTGGATTCCCTCGCTTTGGGCATCTCGTGGAAACAGCCGGTCAACGCTGGAACCACTGCCAACATTACCCTGTCGGGCGCTCAGACCATTGACACGGTGGCTGTTGTGGCCGGTGATCGAGTCTTGGTTAAGGACCAGACAGCTCAAGCCGAGAATGGCATCTACGTGGCCGCTGCTGGCGCTTGGAGCCGGTCACCAGACGCTGACACCTATGACGAGATGATCTCGGCGCTGGTATTTATTGAGAGTGGCGGCCAAGCTGGTGCAGCGTATTACTGCCCAATCCAGCCTGGTGGCACCCTTGGTGTCACGGCCATTACATGGAACAACTTTTCGGTTGGCGGTGTTTACTTTGCTGGCACGGGCTTGAACCTGTCTGGCGGCGACACCTTCAACATCTCCAACACTACGGTGGCTGCTGCGTCTTACGGCTCAGGCTCTCAGGTCGGCACCTTCACGGTCAACGCTCAGGGCCAGCTTACCGCAGCGGCCAACACCAACATCGCCATTGCTGCCACCCAGATCACCTCTGGGACCATTGATTCGGCTCGGTTGAGTGGCACTTATTCAGGCATCACCGGCGTGGGCACATTGACCGATCTGACGGTCTCTAACGTCATTTCCGGTTCGATCTCAGGTAATGCGGCCACGGCCACAAGCGCAACAAGCGCAACCACGGCCACAAACCTTGCCGGCGGCGCCACAGGCTCGGTTCCATACCAAACCAGCGCAGGGGCCACGACATTCCTGTCGGCGGGTACAAACGGCCAAGTTTTGACTTTGGCTGGCGGTGTTCCCACATGGGCGGCAGAGCAATTCCAAGGTGATGTGGTTGGCCCTGCTTCCGCAGCCGATAACGCCATCGCCAAATTTGACGGCACAACCGGCAAAGTCATTCAAAGCTCGTCCGTGACGCTGTCGGATGTCGGTGCTTTGCAGAACGTCAACGAAATCAACTTTGACACCACACCTTCTGGCGTGGTTGGTGGTGCTGGATCGCTGGCTTGGAACAGCAGCGAGGGGACACTTGACTTGGTGATGAAGGGTGGAAACGTCGCCCAGCACATCGGGGAAGAGACTTTTTACACCGCCCGAAACGCAACCGGATTGACCATCGCCAAGGGTGTGCCTGTGTATGCAAGCGGTGTGACCGCTGGATCAAACCGCATCGAAATCAGCCCAATGATTGCCAACGGCACGATTGATGAGCTGCGTTTTGTTGGTTTAACCGCCGAAAGCATCTCCAACGGCGTCAATGGCCTTGTGACTGAGTTTGGTTACATCCGCAACATCAACGCTTCTGGCGCACCGTATGGACAGACATGGGCTGTTGGCGACATCATTTACGTCAGCCCGACAACGGCGGGGCAACTGACAAACGTAATCCCAGTCGCTCCAAACGTCAAAATTGTGGTGGCGCTTGTCATCAATGCCGACAACAACTTTGGCGTGTTGCTGGTGCGTCCTACCGCATACCCACAGATTGAGAACCTCTCCAACGTCAACATCTCCACCGTGACTGGTGGTGATTTGTTGGTTTATGACGGCACGGATGCTCGTTGGGAAAACGCTGCTCAATCGACCATCACCGCTGGCAGGGCCACCAACATTGCTGGTGGAGCAACTGGTTCATTGCCTTACCAATCAGGCGCAAACACGACCACATTCTTGGCCGCTGGCTCTGATGGCCAGGTTCTGAAGCTTGCTTCTGGCGTCCCAACATGGTCAAGTGATGCGGCTGGCGTTTCGATCACGGACGACACCACCACCAATGCTGCCCGATACCTGACGTTTACGGATGCCACCACAGGCACGGAATCGGGTTTGGATGTGTCCTCAACCAAGCTGCAATTCAACCCAAGCACAGGCACGTTGACCAGCACGGCATTTGTTGGCGATGGGTCTGGTTTGACTGGTCTTGGTGGTGGTTTTCCTGCCGGCACAGTTATGCTGTTTGCGCAAACCGCAGCGCCAACTGGGTGGACAAAAAACACCACCACTGGTGACAACACCGCTCTGCGGCTTGTTACGGGCACGGCAAGCACTGGTGGTTCGGTGGCTTTTACGACGGCGTTTGCGTCTCAAACCCCTAGCGGTTCGGTTTCGGTAAGCGGCTCGGCTGGCAATACGACGCTGACAACACCGCAAATTCCAAGCCACACCCACACCATACCTAAAAAAGCTCCCGGCCCTGCCGCTGGCCAAGCCGACTATACGCCCGCCTTTAGTGGAAATATAAACAGTGGTGCCACAGGTGGCGGCGGCTCCCACTCTCACCCGCTTTCAATTTCATCGTCTACTTTTAGCGGAAACGCAATCAACTTGGCCGTGTCTTACGTTGACGTTATTCGCGCAACAAAGGATTGATATGCAGTTAAAAAACGGCTCGTACTGCCCATTGATCAAAAAAGATTGCATCGGTCTGCAATGTGCTTGGTTTACACGCGTTCAAGGTTACGACATCAATACTGGAAACCAAGTTGATGACTACCAGTGTGCTATTGCGTTGATGCCCATGCTGCTGATTGAAAACTCGGGGCAGCAAAGACAGACTGGCGCTGCAGTAGAGAGCTTTCGCAACGAAATGGTTAAAGCAAATGAAAGCTCACAGAAAGTTTTGCTGGCTTCTTTGGGCTTTCAAGGAGGGCAACCCAAAGTTATTGAAACGACGAAAGAAGCAAAAACTATAAAACCCAAAACGATCAGGAGTAAATAATGCGACTTGTAATCATCAAAGACGGTACGGTTGGTGTAAGTGGGCAGTTTATTGAGGGGCTTGATCTGTCTCAGTGCGGTTTGCCAGAAAACTTCTGGGCGCTTCAATGGGAAGAACGCGAATCCAACAATGGGCATGTCGAATACGACTCGCCTCTAATAGACAACACGTTCATCACGGAACTCCCTGAGTGGGCAAATGCTTGCATTGCAGTGTGGCAAGCCGAGATTGACCGTGTAGCTGCTGCGGTGGCAGCGCAAGCCGAACAACAACCAGAAAGTGGAAACTAATATGCAAAGCCCAGAAGTTATGATTGGCTGTGTGGCCAACCTGTTTTCTCGTCAAATGCATTTTAAAAATGTGGGTGATGTAGAACATGGGCACACACATCAGTTTGATCACTTGACGCTTTTGGCATCGGGCAAACTTCAAGTGACTGTTGAAGGTAATGTGTCTGAGTTTGAAGCTCCGTACATGATCTATATTAAAAAAGACAAGATGCACGAGCTGGTTGCGCTAGAGCCGAACACGGTCGCCTACTGCATTCACGCGCTAAGAATGGGCGAAGCAATTGATGACATTGTTGACCCAGAGATGGTGCCCGAAGGTGTTGAAATCCCGCACGACTCATTTCTATGCAACTTCAAATAATTCAGAACAACTACCTGCACATCCCGGGCTTTATAACCTCGGACGAGGCGTTGTTGTTTGCTAAAGATTTTAAGGCGCACTGCGACAAGTTTAAAGTTGAAGGCGATCCACAGGCACCCAATTCAAGCGCAGTGTACGACCACTTGCCGTTCGTGCGGCTGCTCGTGGAAAAGGTGCTGGAGGTGTCCGAGCTGCTGGGCGAAAAGGTGCTGCCCACGTATACCTACGCCAGAATTTACAAGGCGGGTTCAAAGTTGCTGCGGCACCGAGATCGTCCTGCCTGCGAAGTAAGTTTGACCGTTAGCCTATCCAAAGACACCGATTGGCCCATTTATTTTCAACGCCCCGATGGCTCTGAGGCTTGTATTGAATTACAGCCCGGAGACGCGGTTATGTATCTTGGTTGTCAAGCAGATCATTGGCGGGAAAAGTTTGCTGGCACTGAATACACACAGTTGTTTATGCACTATGTAAGATCAAACGGGCCAAAGGCGTGGGCTTACTTTGACAAGCATCAACAGCAGGAGCCAACACCTCCGGTTGAGGGCATACCAAAGGTAATCTTATGAAAAACATCAATGATTACATTGTGGTTCTTGAAAACGCAATGACTCATGCGCTTTGCGACGCCGTGCTTCAAGAGTTTAGCGACGAGGACGAATGGAATAAAACTGTAATTGGCAACGGCGAGGTGGATGCAAACATTCGATCCGCTGAAACAGTTGTCATGTCTTACCCGCACGTCATGGAGAAAAACCCAAAGGTTCGCCAAAAACTTGATCGGTATGTTTTTTCTTCTGCGGCTGACGTTATTCGTCGATACAACGAAAAGTTTCCTGTGTGCAGAATTGAAGAAGACTCAGGGTATGAAATTCTTAGGTACAAAGAGGGGCAGTTTTATACTCAGCACACCGACTCGTTTAAAGGCCGGCCAAGAGCGGTATCTTGCTCTTTTGCGCTTAATGATGACTATGAAGGCGGCGAGTGGGGTTTTTTTGACCGAGATTTGGTGGTAAAAGCCCCCAAAGGAGCCGCAGTTCTTTTCCCATCAAATTTTATGTACCCGCACGAAATCATGCCCGTCACAAAAGGCACGCGGTACTCCATAATTACGTGGTTTGTTTAAAAAATGACCAATTTTGACTGGAAAATTCTTGAAACCGTTATTGAGGGCGGCATTCTCAAGCGCGTCAAATACTGGTGTCAGGGCGCAGATGGCCATAATGTGGTGGAGACCGAGGGCAACTGGACGATGCAGATTCAGCATCAGGTCACCGATGACACTATGGAAGAACAGGTTGCGGAATGGCTTGATTTTGACGCTATCCAAAGCGGCAAACATCTTATAAAATACAGGCTTCAAGAGCAACTGGATGCGTTGCGGTCACCAAAATCGACCAAAACACCCTGGGCCGTGGACACATTTAAGGTGACGATATGACGCAACCCATCGACATCATCTCCCGCGCCCTGAAAGACATCGGTGCGCTTGAGGCTGGTGAGACCCCTGCTCCAGCGGATGCGCAAGACGCATTCGATATGCTCAACGATATGCTCGACCAGTGGTCAAACGAGCAGATGATGGTTTTCTACAAAACCGAGATCATTTTCACCCTGACCGGTGGCCAAACGCAATACACCATCGGGCCTGGTGGCCAGATCGGTGGAACCATCACCGGCTCAATCTCTGGCACGACCCTGACTGTGACGGATGTGTCTGATGGCGCAATCGCCTTGGGAATGACCCTGACCGGCGCTGGCGTGGCCCCTGGGACCAAGATCGTGCGCTTTGGCTCTGGCGCTGGTGGCAACATCAACAGCGATGGCACCTACACTGTCAGCATCAACCAAACCGTGGCCTCGACCACGATGTCGGCTTACTATGAGCGCCCACTGTCGATTAATTCGGCATTTGTTAGGGTTAACACCAACAGCAACGGCCAGCCCATCTTGAACGGTGGCTTGGACTACCCTGTTGCGATCCTGAACCTTGAGAACTACGAGCTGATTGGCCTCAAGACCCTGAACGGTCCTTGGCCTCGTGCGCTGTATTACCAGCCCACCGAGGCATTGGGCACGATAACTGTATGGCCAAACCCTGCGCAAGGCGAGATGCACATCTTTGCTGACACCCTGTTCCAGCGGTTCCAGACCATCAATGACGAAATCGTAATCCCACAGGGTTACAGCATGGCGCTGCGCTGGTGTCTGGCCGAGCGCCTGATGCCCATGTATGGCAAATCCAACCCAACCCAAATGGCCATGATCAACGGCTTTGCAAACCACGCCAAGTCAACCATCAAACGCACCAACATGAAGCCAATTCAGGTGGCTCGATTTGATGATTCGCTGATTGCTGGAAAGAGAGCCGATGCTGGCTGGATTCTGACCGGAGGCTTCTGATGCCTGATTTCGGCTTTGTCGGCGCAGCATACGAGGCGCCATCCATTTATCAAGATGCCCAAGAGTGCATCAATTTCTACCCTGAAGTGGACCCCACAAAGGCGCAGGGTGAACGTGGCGTCATGGCCCTTTACCCAACGCCAGGTCTTGAGACCGTGGCCATCATGCCCAATCAGGAAGAGGTGCGTGGCATTCGCACCCTGTCTGGTGGCCAGCAGGTCGTGGTGGTGTGTGGGGATTTTGTTTATGTGATGGAGTCGGATTACACCCCCAAGATGATTGGGCAGCTAGACACCAGCACTGGGCTGGTTAGCATTGTGGACAACGGCGTCAACGTCTACATTGTGGACGAGACTGACCGGTATGCGTGGTTCATTTCCAACCCATCCGCAGCTACCTTCACGGGTTCAATCAGCACCACCACCCTGACCGTCACAACCATGCTCAACGGCACAATTGCTGTTGGACAGGCTCTTTTTGGTGAGGGTATTGCACAGAACACGGTGATCACGGCTTTGGGCACTGGCACTGGTGGGGTCGGTACTTATACGGTCAGCAACTCGCAGACAGTCGCATCAACCTCCATCAACACCACCTCCGCTGCTGCTGTTTTCACTGGCGCAATTGTCGGGACAACATTAACTGTGCTTGCGGTATCAAGTGGAACAATCCAAGTTGGACAAACCATTGAAGGCGCAGGCATCACCGATGGAACAATAATCACAGCCTTGGGGACTGGCTCTGGCGGTGTTGGAACTTATACCATCACCCCTTCTCAGTCTGTCCCCAGCTCTCAAGCATCGTTTACAGGACAAATCGCTGGAACCGTTTTGAGCGTGACCGCAACCGATAGCGGCACAATCTCCAACGGTCATTATGTTTATGGCTCTGGGGTTTCAACTCCAACAACCATTACTGCGGTCAATACCTTTACCTCCACGGGTTCTAGCATTGCAGTAACAACAGGAATTTTGACGATTGGAACTTTGACCGATGGAACCATATCGGTTGGGCAAGTTTTGACCGGTACTAACGTCCCAGCCGGTACAAGAATTACAGCCAATATCAGCGGCTCAGGAAACGGTAGCACATGGAATACCTCGATCATAACGGCGGTTGCTAGCACGGCAATCAGCGGAACAAGTTACACCGTTACGCCTTCTCAGACTGTTACTTCACGGGCAATGAATTCGTCAGCGGGAGTCACAAATTATTCGCTTAACTGGACCGTTCTGCCCGCTACCGATGGCCCGTTTGAGGGCGGCGGCACGGTTGACATCACTGACAACTACTTTGTTTACAACAAGCCAGAGTCCCAGCTTTGGGCTGCTTCTGACCTGTTGTCGCCGATTACCGACCCGCTGTCATTTGCGAGCAAAGATGGATCGCCTGACGATCTAGTCTCCATCATTGTGGACCGGCGCGAGGTTTACCTGTTGGGCGAGATGTCCTCAGAGGTGTGGATCAACTCGGGCGGTGTGCCTTTTCCCTTCACCCGCATCCCCGGCACATCCACTCAGCAAGGTATTGCTGCGCAGTTCTCAATGGCTCGCATGGGCAACTCGTTTGCCTACGTGTCAAAGAACAACCGCGGCGAGGCTATGGTTGTGCGCATGAACGGGTATTTCCCCGAGCGCATCTCCACCCACGCTGTCGAGACCACGCTGGTCAACCAGAACGTCTCTGACTCATATGCTTGGACCTACCAGCTTGAGGGCCATGAGGTTTATGTGGTGTCGTTCCCATCCATTGGCGAAAACGGCCTGACATGGGCCTATGACAACACCACCGGCCTGTGGCACAAATGGCTGTACCGAAACCCACAAAACCAGTTTGAGCGTCACCGCGGCAACTGCTGTGCGTTCTTCAACCAACAGGTTTTGGTGGGCGACCACACCAACGGCAAGATTTACCAACTCAGCCGCAACTTCTACACTGATGACGGCGCACCCATTCGCCGAGTGCGCAGGGCGCCACACATCACCTCTGACCTGCAACGTCAGTATTTCCACGAACTCCAGATTCAGTTCCAGCCTGGTGTTGGTCTGTCCAGCGGTCAGGGTGAAGACCCACAGGCCATGCTGCGCTGGTCCAGCGATGGCGGCTCAACATGGTCGAATGAGTATTGGACGAGCATCGGCAAGCAGGGCAAGTACCTGAACCGTGCAATCTGGCGCCGACTGGGTTTTGCTCGTGACAGGGTGTTTGAGGTCTCTATCTCTGACCCTGTGCGGGCTGTGATCATCTCGGCCAACCTCAAGGCAGAGGCAGGGGATAACTGATGACAACCCCACAGAATCAGCGAATCCCAACCAGCCCATTGGTTGACCAGACGCAGCGCCCTACACGAGCGTGGCAACTGTTCTTTCTCAACCTGCTGAACTTCACCAGCGCGTCAACGGCCACGGCTGGCGCTGCCACGTTACCAGCGGCCCCTGCTGGGTTTATTGAAATTACAGTCAACGGCGAGTCTAAAAAAGTGCCGTACTACAACCCATGAACCAATCAGACTCTCTTAACCTGATCACTGTGCGCGAGGCCACAGAAGCTGACCTGCCGGTTTACATGGAGCTAAGTGCCGACTTTCATGCGGCATCGCCCATGCAAAAGGTTTGCGCATTCGATCCCAAAGGGTTTGAGGCGTTTGTTCGGCTGGCCATGCAAAACCCCGACATCTGCATTTTGCTGGCCGAGGTCAATGGCGAGATCGTGGGCATCACTGGCGGCATCATTTACCCCCTTTATTTCTCTCCAGCGCACAAAGTCTCGCAAGAGCTGTGGTGGTGGTTAACCCCTGCCGCACGTGGGTCTGGGGCTGGAAATAAGATGTTCAAACACTTACAATCATGGTCAAAAGAGCGCGGTGCCAAAACCATTTTCATGATTGCTTTGGAAGACGAAAAAGCGCAAAAAATGGAAAAGATTTACTGTCGCAGCGGCTTTGAGCCGATGGAGCGAACATTCATGAAGGAGATCACATAATGGCCATCGCAACAGGAACAGCACTTGCACTTGGCGCCGCTGGCAGCCTTGCCGCTGGAGCAATGGGCGCAAGCGCCGCCAAAAGCGCAGCACGGACCCAAGCAGCCGCAGCAGATCGGGCGATGGCTCAAGAGCGCGAGATGTATGACATTTCGCGTGAGGATTTGGCCCCTTACCGCGAACAAGGTTACACAGCACTCAAAGACATTGAGGGCATGAAGCCATTTCTGACTGGTCAGTTTGGCCCAGCTCAGTTTGAGCAATACCTTGACCCCAGCATGGCGTTTCGCCAGCGTTTGGGCGAGCAATCCACAGCGCGATTGGCAAACGTAGGCGGCGGCGCCCTGAGTGGCAACACCTTGCGGGCTTTGACTGACTACGGTCAGGGTCTGGCCTCGACCGAATACGGCAACGCTTTTAACCGTTTCCAGACCGAGCGTGGCAACATTTACAACACGCTGGCCAACATTGCTGGCATGGGTCAAGGCGCGGTCAACACCGGCGTAAGCGCGGCGCAGAACTTTGGGCAACAAATGACTGGTTTGACGACTGGCCAAGGCGCTGCACTGGCTGGCGGTCAAGTTGGTATGGCCAACGCTTTGGGCGGCGGTATACAAAACGCAGGAAACATGGCTTTTTTACAATCTGTGATGAAAAAACCCACGCCAACAGGCGGCGCTGATGCAACTGTTAGCCAAGCCTATCAGCCAGTTTCCACTTTCGCATAAGGAATAAACATGGCCACCGGAATCAACATTGACCCATCGATCTCGCTTGGGGTTAAACCACCAGCGGCCATGTCGTTGTCCGATATGCTGAACATCGCTCGCGGTGCGCAGCTATACCAGACCGAGAGTCAACTCCAGCCCGAGCAAATTCTGCAAGCGCAGCTTAAAACTCAACTTGAAACTGCAACCACGCCAGAAAAAATTCGGCAAGCGCAGATTGAAACGCGCACCGCTGGGTCAAAAGAGCAAACCGCGGCAACTGAATCCAAAACCGCCCAATTTACGTTTGACAAAGCCAAAGTTGATGGACTGAACAACATCATCGGCGGTTATCGAAACGACCCTCGCGTTGCTTCTGGCGATCCAGATCAGACAGTGGATGTTGTCAACGAAATCAAAACTCAAGCTCGCGCTCTTGGCATTCCTCCTTCGGTGTTAGAAAAAATTTCTGCCCAAGCTATGGACATCGCGCTTAATCAGCCCAAGGCGCTGACGCAATACTTTAACAACGTGATGCAGTCGCAACTCAGCCCAGAAGGAAAACAAGCACTGCAAACCGGTCCTGTGGTTGAGTT